GGATTCATGCACACCACGGAGTCAACAACCTTGACGACATCTTCAGTAAGCTACGCTACATGATCATAGGTCTGGATTGTAAATGGATTGTAGTTGATCACCTTCACATGCTTGTACTATCTACGCTTGAGAACGATGAGCGTAAAGCTATTGACGGCATCATGCATCGCCTCAGAACTATGGTAGAAGAGACAGGCTGTGGTATGATACTGGTATCTCACTTGCGTAGAGTAGAGGGCAACAGAGGTCACGAGAACGGCATCGAGACAGGGCTTAATCATCTCAGAGGGAGCCAGAGTATTGCTCAGCTAAGTGATTGCGTGATCTCCTTGGAGCGTAACCAACAGTCAGAGGATCAGATAGAAGCCTCGACCACTAAGGTCAGAGTACTGAAGTCTAGATACACTGGAGATGTTGGCGTTGCTTCTCACCTACTGTATGATAACAAGACAGGTAGACTCAGAGAGCTAGATGATTATGATGCGGCGCAGTTTGATGGAGAGATCATATGAGTAAGACACCTTACGGAACTTACGCCTTACAAAACGCATTACAACAGCTTAGGAAGACAGCCCCTGACTTAGTTTATGAGGTAAGCTACACTCGTCAGGGTACAATCTTTAACGGCTTTGTAATAGCTAAAAACAAAACAAGCTTTAGACCAGTTGGGATTCTTGATTGGGCGCACTTTACTATGGCAGGGCTTCGCGTTGCAATAGAGTTTGATGTGCTTAAAGAGTATTACGAAGAGATGCTTAAAGATCCTCGTAGTCCCAATAACGATTGGAAAGATAAAGAGCTAGAGACACGCTTAAAGGAGCAGTACGCGAATGAGTAACTTAGTATTTGATATAGAAGCAGACGGCTTAGACCCCACGCAGATACACTGTATCGTGGCTCAAGACGTAGATACTATGGACGTATTTACATTCGACAACACTCAACTAGACGAGGGCTATGCTATGCTCTCTTCTGCAACTAAACTAATCGGTCACAACCTTATCGGCTATGACATTCCTGCTATTAAAAAGGTTGCAGGAGTAGACCTATTCGACAAGAAGATTGTTGATACACTGGTACTGTCACGGCTCTTCAACCCTACACGCGAAGGCAACCACGGCCTTGAAGGATGGGGCTACAGGTTGGGCTTCAAGAAAGGAGACTTCGGAAAACAAGAAGACGCTTGGAGTTCGTACACACCTGAGATGTTAGAGTACTGCAAGAACGATGTGCTTCTTAATACTAAAGTATATGAAGCTCTGAAACTTGAGAGCCGTGGGTTCACACCGCAGTCAGTACAGATAGAACATGGCGTAGCTAAGATCATAGATCAACAGCGTACCAACGGTTTTGTGTTAGACGTTGAGAAAGTTATGGGCTTGATGGCTATGTTTGAAACTAAGCTACACGACTTAGAGCAAGAGGTTCAGGAAGAGTTCCGGCCTGTAGTTACTACTCAGATACTAACACCCAAGTACACAGCGACAGGCGCAGTAGCCAAGACAGCAACCGACCAACATGGCAAAGGCACACGGCTAACAGACGATGAGTATGAACGTATACTTTGTGACATGGACTCTAAGCCCATCGCACGTAAAACTGAAACACCTTTTAACTTAGGCTCACGTAAACAGATCGGCGAGTACCTAATTCGTTTTGGTTGGAAGCCTCAGAAGCACACACCTACAGGTCAACCTATTGTAGATGAGTCAACTTTAAATAGAGTTAAGGGTATTCCACAGGCCGCAATGATTGCTAAGTATCTTATGTTACAGAAACGCTTGGCTCAAACTAAGAGTTGGATCAAGGAACTTGACGAAGAGACAGGCAGAGTTCATGGATATGTAAATCCTAACGGCGCAGTGACTTCACGCATGACTCACTCACATCCTAACATGGCACAGATTCCTAGTAGTTCGTCACCATACGGCGAAGATTGCCGATCTTGTTGGACAGTACCACACAACTACCGTCTGGTTGGGATTGACGCTTCTGGGCTTGAGCTTAGAATGTTAGCACATTATTTAAATGACGAGGGCTATACTAATGAAATCCTTAACGGAGACATACACACCACTAATCAACGCCTTGCTGAAATTGAATCAAGAGATCAGGCAAAGACTTTCATCTATGCGCTACTTTACGGAGCCGGAGATGCAAAGCTTGGGTCTGTGGTTGGACGAGGTAGAGCGGTTGGGAAAGGACTTAGACAACGCTTCTTTGATAATCTCCCTGCATTTAAAAAGCTTACAGACAGAGTACAAAGAGAAGCTAAAAGCGGATTCATTAAAGCACTAGACGGACGGAGGCTTACTGTTCGATCAGAACATGCCGCCTTGAACACCTTGCTACAGGGTGCAGGAGCAATCGTAATGAAGAAAGCTTTAATTATATTGGACGATAAGATAACTAAACACGGTTGGGATGCTAAGTTCGTAGCTAATGTACATGACGAATGGCAGATAGAGTGCCACGTTGATGATGCAGTAGCGGTTGGCGAAGCAGGTGTACACGCTATTAGAGAAGCAGGGTGTATGTTTAAACTTAACTGTCCACTGGACGGAGACTATAAAGTCGGGGAGAACTGGAGTGAAACACATTAAAAACTGCAATCATTGTGATCTACTTTTAACAGAAGACAATTGGTATATCTCTAATGTTAAAAAATATAATTATATTTGCAACCCTTGTGACACTATTAAAAATAGAAAAAACAAACTTAAAAGACTAGCTTTAACTATTGGTCAAGTAGTCTATGGTAAATACGACAAGGTAAAGCGCGGTCATATCTATGTGGTATCTAATCCTGCATGGAAAGGTTGGTACAAAGTTGGGATGGCTATAGATGCAGACGATAGATGCAGGACTTATCAAACCTCTAGCCCCTTCCGTGATTTTAAATTAGAATATGCTGAGTTTTTTAATAATAGAAAAACAACAGAGAAAATAGTACATGATAAACTTATAACAACTGGTTGCGGAAATAAAGGAGAGTGGTTTAACACACCTTTAAATAAAATAAAAACTATCATTAAGGACGTTCAGCATGAAGCTTAATACTTTAGTACCTGACATCTATAGTCACTTAGAAAAACTATCAGACGGTGTTCCTTTGCCCTTGACTGAGGCTGAGATAGATAAGACAGTAGCTGATATGAAAGAAGCTTTGATGTCTTGGGCAACGCCTAGAGATAGAGATCAGAAGTTTACTGTACGCATGTCTAACGTAGGTAAACCCGCTCGTCAGTTGTGGTACGAGAAGCGTGATCCGCAGGGTCGTGGCGGTATTGATGGGGCTACGCAGATCAAGTTCCTGTACGGCCACTTGCTTGAAGAGATTGTGTTGATGCTTGTACGCATGGCAGGACACAAAGTAACAGACGAGCAGAAAGAAGTTGTAGTTGATGGTATCGTAGGACACATGGACTGCAAGATTAACGGCGAAGTAGTGGACGTTAAGACAGCTTCACGCTTTGCGTTCAACAAGTTCAGGGACGGGCGCTTATCTCAAGACGATCCCTTTGGTTACTTAGGTCAGCTTGCAGGGTACGAGGCGGCAGAGGGTACAGATAACGGCGGCTTCTTGGTGTTAAACAAAGAGAGCGGTGAGCTATGCATGTATGTGCCTGATGATCTTGATAAGCCTAATATTAAAGCATCTATTAGTAAGTTATTACCTGCGTTAGAGATGGAGACTCCTCCAGAATTGTGCTACAATCCAATACCCGATGGCAAGAAAGGTAACATGAAACTTGCTAAGGGTTGTAACTGGTGTAAGTATAAGCACGACTGTTACAAAGACTCCAACGATGGTCAAGGTTTACGCACTTTTAAATACTCAAATGGATTTACTTATTTAACAGAGGTTGTAGTTGAACCCAAGGTAGAGGAGCTACTATGAACGGCAGGAAAGCTAAGCGCATTAGGAAACATTCAGGAGTTATAATAGTTAATTGGCTAAGGACTTTACTCAGCGAAGAAGAAGGACAGAAGATAACTACTGAGAACTATACAGACTTCATGCCTACTCAGACTCATTTCATGGCGCAACGAACCATGCACCTTAATGCATACCACCCTAAGTGGATAGTTAATAAGATCAATCAACTTCTTGCTATCTTCCCTGATCGTTCTATAGAAGATATTACTTTGGAGGACATTCAATGGAAGACATCCCGCTAAATATAGAGCAGATGATCATAGCTACAGGCAGTTACCTTTACAACGCAGGTAACTCAGGCAACTCTATTATAGATATAGACGATGAGTTCCTTAGTGATCTTCGGCTGTTAATAGATGCAGAACTAGAGCGCAGAGGGGCAACAGTACATTGAATAAGATTAAGAAAGGCTATAGGAAACCACGAGTAAAGCGTCCAGTAGAGAAGGATCTTGTTAAAGGCTATGACTCCAACTGGGAATACGAACTACATAATGGTATACTTGACAACTGGAGTTTCCACACTGACAAAGTTCCCTATACCGTTTCGCATAACTACCACCCCGATTTTTTGCGGGTGATTGAAGGCAAGAAGATTTTGCTTGAAGCTAAAGGTAGGTTCTGGGACTACGCTGAGTTCAGTAAGTACATATGGATCAGTAAGACATTGCCTGAAGATACTGAGTTAGTGTTTCTTTTTGCTAACCCCAGTGCGCCAATGCCTCAAGCCAAACGTAGAAAGGATGGCACTAAAAGAAGCCACGGAGAATGGGCAAGTGCTAACAACTTCAGATGGTTTAGCGAGGACAGTATCCCCGACAGTTGGATTAACTCAAAGAAGAGAGAAAGTTTTGACTGACATCAGCCGCAAAGACGAGAGACGTGATAGGTTTTTAAGAAAGAAGAAGTTCAAGAAGATAACAACAGCTTCTAAATTAAAAGAAACTAAGCGTAAAGAACCCAACATTAACTATGATATTGAGGTAGACCATGAACAAACAACTAAATAACGCAACCCCAAAAAACCCCACATGGATGGCTGAGCTTATGAAGACAGAAAAAGGAAGGCAAATAGTTTGGGAGGAATTTTCCAAAAGACCTACCGAAGAGAGGATAGAAGAAAGCCACCAAGAACAAGAGAGAGATACTGATGAGACTAAATGATGCAACACCCGAAGATTGGGATAGAGTTCGTAAAGAACATCCCGCTATTGAAAAAAGCTCAATAGATTATCAGCCCTACATTGACATGGCTATGAAAGAAACACATACATATAAATACGAAGAAGATATACGAACAGCTTTAAAAGACCTTGCAACTAAAAAGCCTACGGTTGAAGACGTAGTCAACAAGCCAAAGCATTACAACACTGGTAATATAGAATGCATTGAAGCCATTGAAGAGTCTATGTCTTCGGTAGCTTTCAAGGGCTACCTCAAGGGTAACTGTATGAAATACCTTTGGCGTT